TGTCACTCGCTGAACATGGCTTTCAGGAATAAACGCTTGGATTGCTCCCCCAACATTTGATACGCTGGAAAGCGTTGTGCCAAGATCATACATTGTGTATGCGCTCAGATAGCAATTCAGACCCGCAGCAGGACTAAGGCCATATGGGTAAATAAAAAGCTGAAACGTGCTAACCAAAGCCGTTGCGCGAACTACCCCGTAATACAAAACTGTTTTGTTTTTAAGCCCCTGTGTTGCGCGGCTAAAGTTATAAAAAATTGCGTTTGTGTATCCTTGGGTGTTTGTTGAATTTACCCTTAACTCAAAACGCGGAGGAAGTGCCGGCTCACTTTCATAGCTAATTGCAAAAGCAACACCAACGTAAGTATCAGTCGGTAGCGAAAGCCCTGTTTTTGTTGCTGAGGTCAAACCTGTACCGCTGGTTGTGTAAAGAAGACCCGCAGAGTTCGGGATAGAAAAGTGCGGGCCTGCGGGAGCTGTTACTTGATAGCCGCCAAATTCTGTAAGGCCTTGCATGTTGTTCTGAACCATAGACGCGTCCAGAAAAAAAGCTGCGGTTGCTGATCCGCGAGGAATAGGATTAAGTGCGTTATTAGGCGATCCCAAATCAAAAGATGCGTCGCAAGACGGCGAGATGCGATCAAGAATTTTTGTTCCGACGCAGGCGACCAAAGATAATGGTTCCGTCGCGGTGATGTTCTGCCAATAGTTACCCTGAATGATTGCGTTACTGGTCTCACGAAGCTGAACGCAGTAATTTCCGGAATTCAGTTCAAAGTAGTTTTCGGCGATCGTCACGCCGCGATAAATACCCGTCACCTTAATGGTGTTCGGCTGGCCTTCCATCGAGTTTTGCCGGATCGACGCCGCCTGCGCCTTGATGTCCAATCCGCCCGTGAGGTTTTGACCCGCCTCGTTCTTCTCAAAAACAAAGCCGTTCCACTGGCCTGTCAGGTTGCGGGCAATGTATCCGTTTCTGTTGATCGCGCAATTGATGGCTTTGAACAGACCAAACGCGGTATCGCCACCTGTGTTGTATGTGTCGAAAGCCGATGTGAAACCGTGAATACCAACACGGTCAAAGGTGTAGTCCCGGTGGAAGTTGCCCGACCCGTCAAAGCCAAAGCAGCAAGTAGGCATTGCGCCAGTCTCAAGCGTGGCAAAATTGATGCCTTCCGCCGAAAATGTACTGGCCGTGTTGATTGTGGCATTAAAAAACCGCACCGCCGCCGTACTAGAATGGACCGGCATGATTGTTGAAACCGTGTTTACAGTAGGTGCAAACACGCCTGGATAAACCTTGCGGCGTCCAGTCCCAACAAAGCGGATCGAAGCAGAATCAATAAGTATTTCGCTTGTGACCTTGTACGTTCCTTGCGGGAAAAACAGAGTACCGCCGCCCATCGCTTTTAATGACGCAACACCTGCAAGTACCGCCGTTGTATCATCCGTAACCCCATCACCAACAGCCCCAAAGTCTTTCACACTGACGGACTCGCGCAGCTTCGCCTGAACGGTGGTGGCTACTGCTCCAGTTCCCGACTGAATAAAGCCAACCAACGAGGCCCCATCAGAAGCAGCCAGCGCCACCAATGCGGCATTGCTTGATGGTGCGCCCAAGATGTTATCCACAGTCCAGATGAGCGCGCCAACGCTATCTTTCAGGGCCATCTTGTAGGAGCCCGCTCCCAGCCAAACATTGGCCTCCCCACGCGAGTCAAGGATGACAGGGTTGGTGTTGGCCGATGTGCCAGTGGAGTCCGTATAGGTCGCCAACGGAGAAGTCGTGCCAGCCGAATAGGTGTACAGTTTTCCGCCAACCAACGGATTGCCGTTGGCATCAAAAAACTGCATCTTTGGGCTTGGGGTGAGTGAGGCCATTTATGTTTTTCCTTATGCGCTAATGTTGTCAGTCACTGTCAGAATGACAGACGGGATGGCTGGAACAGGTGCAGCCGCTCCACTGCTTGTGATTTGAACTGCCGTATCGCTTGTAGACCACATAAGCTCAAGATAATCATTCGCATTAAATGGGTATATGTAATTCCAAGATACGACCAGCTCCCCATCGCTGCCTTTCAACCTTATTTGACCTGCTGAGTCTGCAACATCCACACCGTTTACGCGAAGCCAGATAAAGATCAAATGGCTTCCGCCGCTTGTGTTGTCTACCTGCGCAGAAAATTGCACGTTGTACACGTTCTTTGTGTCAACGTAAATTCTAGATGACGGAGAGCCTATTGTTACCCCATTGGATATGCCAACGGTATTAAACGTCATCGCATAGGCCGTATTTATTGCCGCTGCTGTTTGTGTGGTGGTGTCGTAGAAGGACCCATAACGCAACCTTGGAACGTGTGGCGTTTGTGCAGGTGATAGACTTAAATCTTGGATATGATTTTGTATTGCAGCAAGTTGTGACGACAAAGTATTGACTTGCGTTTGTAATGCTGCCGATTGCGATTCAGATTGCAGCAACGCATCTTCCAAATAAACATTATTGGAAGTCAAAAGTTGCAAGTCAGAAATTGCTTGTTGGTTGCTTAAGCAATTTGCAGCTAACTGAGCCTGACTGTATGAATCGTTCAGGTCTCCAAAGTCAACCTGTGCTTGTGGCGCCAACTGAAGATCAGTGAGTGTAAGGTCATTTGTCCCGCTTCCAGTCAGGCGAAACAAGCTCAAGAAGAAACGATACCACTCACGCGACATCAACCCGTTTCGTTCGTCAATGAACGGAACCCGAGGTGGGGGGATGTTGGTAATATCAAGCATTGGTGCCACTCACAAGCAGTTCTGCGCCCATGATAGATATCTTTACGGGATCTGTGCCAGAAATCTCATAAACACGGTCGCGCAACTTTTGTGTCATTCCCAAACGACGCCAAATTAATCTAGTCCCAAACTCACCAATGCGCCCCATGCTGCGCGTATGGTAGTTACCCCAAGTGTGGCCGCCGTCATCTGACCAACGAAGAGAAACCGTTGGATTGGCTCCAATCGTAGTTACCGGATCAAGCAACAATATGTCATCAGCCTCGGTCAGCAAATCGAAATCTGATTCCGTCAACAAAGACTCAACCAAGACATCATCAAACGGATCGACACCATTTAGCCCTACGCCGGCCTCACAATCCAACTGCAACGAATGGTGAGCGGTACGTTTTAGGTCGTTCTTGCCGGTTCCCAATGCGCGCCAAGAACGAATCCACTTCTGAATTGCGCCATCGTCCGAATACACGTCCAAGTCAAAGGCGTAGATCCGGCCATCTTCAAAATCGCCAATGATCACTTCACCGTTGAAGTTCATCTGGCAGTTGGATCTATGCCTTGTAAACTCACCACCAGAAAAGCCAGCCCGTTCATGCCAAGCCTGGGTGGATACGTCATACACCCACGTCCGATTGGCCGTCGGGAAGGTCAGTACATAAAAAGGGTGGCCTTCTTGCTGATATGTGTAGGCAACAGCATTAGAAATGTCGCCATAGCTTGCAATAGCGTACTCAATCGCATGGGTAGAAATGCGTTGTCCAGTGTAGCCGTTGGCCTTGTAAACAATGCCATTGCCGCGAGCGTCAGAGCCCAGCCAGAAGATGGAGTTATCCAACTTGGCGACCGATGCAACAGCAGCGCAGCCAATCTCGTTGAATGCGCCTTGAATGCGCTGCAAAGGGAAGTCCGTCAGACCAGCGTCATACCAGACTTCAACCGAGTTGGAGCCAAAAAGCCAAACCTCTCGGTGGTCAATAATCATTGACACCAAACCGTCTGGAGAGCCTTCTGCGCTGGCAAAGCCTAGCGGGTCAACTGATGTTCCATCCAGCAAGCTAGTGACCCACACGCGCTGGCTATTTGGCTCAATGAACACAAAATAGCCATCCAGATAGCCTACAACAGAAGCGCCAGGAAAGTCGCCGTCCGTGATCTGCGCAAACACGCTTGTGGAAGCGTTATAGATGTAGCTTGGGCCATTGCAAGCAATGAACAACTGGATGCCGTTGTCCGACATGCTGACAGGCCCGGTGCCCGACACAGTGCCGATTGACGTATAAGTCCAATCTGTGGATAACTTATACACAGTTTGTCCACTGACGACATAGGCGTACCCGCCAAAGGCCCATAGGCCACGGATTGGCCCAGTCCCAATCGTTGCAAGCCTACGCAATCCAGGCGCCCGCATGAAGAATGCAGGCTCTTTGCCCCCGTCCGGCACGATTTCAGGAAACATATTGACGAGACGATTCACCGCCTCGTTAACGGATCTCGCCACATATGCTTGGCCGAGGATGGGGGTCTTCATTGCTTAATAATTCCCGGCGTACACATTAAACCGCTGCCTTGTCGCAACCAACGAATACGGCAAACTCATGATGTCATCAGGATTGTTGATCCGCTTCAGGTTGCGTTTGGAGGTCATAGCAATCCGAGACACAGTTGGTGTCGGCTCCACGCCAAACTCAGGTGCAATCTCGCAGGCCAAGTTGTACTTGAATGCGCGAAGGTAGCCGGGTGGCAGGTACAAAGTTGTTGCCAGCGTAGCAGGCTGAACCAACTCATCTACCGAGATGAAGTGCCATTCCAATGCCCGAGTTGGCTTTGGATAGATGGTCATCTGGATGTTGGGGAACTCCATGTTTACCCACATTACCTGTGGATAAGTAGATGTAACCGTCTTTACAGCAATGCCGTCGTATTGCTGCTGGTTAATCATCTTGATGCCGAACGACACGTTAGTGCCCGGGTCGCGGAAATACGTAGCATCGTCAATCAGAACCGGACGATTGCCAACGAAGTCACCCGTTGGGCCAAGGTGCCGCTGTATTTCACCCGCAGGCCAAGTGAACACTTGATCCTGGGTGTTGTAGATCATCAGGCGTTCTGTGCTCCACGAATCAATCATCTGATTCATGGCAGCAAGCGAGTCCTGAGATGTCTCAGGCGAAGGGGTTTCGCCTTCAGCAAGTAGACCATTCAGCCGGAGCGCTGAATTGATGATGTCACCGGCTGTCGTCATTGCTTACGCTCCTTGCGTTTGTGTCTTTGGGGGTCGTCCCCGACGCTTAACTTCCAGTTCATTCACGGGAGCCGCATCTTCAGACAAAGAAGGCGTATCGTGAGTATAACGCACCCAACCATTTTTCTCATCATAAACTGCCTCCATCTCCATAGTGGCAATCTTGGTTCCGTGCTTGGGGTGCTTGAGGTAAATCAGTGGCATAGTTGAAAAAGGGGCCGAAGCCCCTTTTATTAAGCGGCGGTTGTTACGTTAGTCCACGTAGTCGAACCGTTTGTATTTACATACAGCCGGGTAGACGTAGAGGAACCATCCGTACGCATATACAGTGATCCTTGTGCAGCCGCCAAAGTAGGCGCACCAGAACCAAAGAATACGCCAAGGTTAGATGTGCTGGACATCTTTACACCAACGCCAGCGGTGCCGCCAGCAGGAACAGCGGTGCCAGTATAGGCAGACACTGCGCCAGTAGCGCCAACGGTAGTAGCGGTGACTGCGGCCAAAGTAGACGCACCAGATACGTCAACACTGTCCAGAGCCGGGTCGCTATAAGCAACGCCAATAGGTTTGGTATTAGGCATGATTGTTCCTTAAAAAACAGGGGCCGAAGCCCCCGTCTAGGTTTAGGCCAGTTTGTACACAGTCCAAGCCAGATCAGCCGTTTTGCGGAAACGGAAGAGTGCGCTGGAAGTGATAGGCAGAGCCACCGTAGAGTTGCCGCCATCGGTGAAGCCAGTGCCAGAACCCATTGCCAAAGCAGCGGTGCCGGAGCTGGTGCCGATGTTGATCACGTTCAGATCAAACGTGCTACCAATCTTGGCAGACGAAACAGCAGTTTCAATCGTGCTAGTTGCAGGCAGCGTGAAAGTCTGAGCAGTCGTAGCACCAGAGCCAACGATCAAAACACCAGCGGTGACTTGAGCAGCGGACAGAGTTGCAGTACCGGCTTGCGACAGGGGAGCAGCAGAGTAGCCGAGGGTGAGTTCGTTGACGTTACCGTCGCCGAGTTGATAACCGCCAGCGCCATTAGGGAGAGCCATGATGAATTCCTTTCAAAATAAATGTGTAAAAGGGGGCCGAAGCCCCCATTCATTTAGCCCCAGAGGCGGCAAGCCATTTGAGGACGGATGGTGCTGTAACCGTACAGAACGTCAATACGGCAAGGCATACGGTCATTGTTGATGTCGTACTGACGAACAATACGCAGGCTGATACCGTTGTGAACGGCACGCGAAGCCATGTCAACGCCTTGGGGCAGCAACAGGTCAGCGGTAGCAAACGTGATGGCGTCACGGTGGTACACCAAGTTCTGAGCGTACTGGCTGGAAGCAGCACCCAGGAACGTCACAGCCTTGCCAGAAACCGGCAGAGCGTTAACGGTAGCCAGAGCGTGGTTAGCCGAGTAGATCGGAGAAACGGTAACAGTCCAGTCACCAGCAACGGCAGTAGCGTCAGCCAAAGCCACAAACTGGAACAGCGAACCAGTAGATTCACGGGTTTGCGGGTTAACTGCATAGCAGTCAGCCACGGTAAACACATCGCCAGCCTTGATGGTCGTGGTTACAGCACCTTGCGTCAGAACGATGCTTGCAGCGCCTTCAGACGTAATGGTGGTCTTGACAGTCGTGGAGGCAGAAGCATCACGCGAACCAGTGGTGTGAACCTTGATCGACTGAGACATATTGATCTCGTCAAAACCCAGAACGCCAGTGCCCATCATGCCGTTCTTGAACTGCTTGCTGATGGTGTCGGTAGGATTGAACAAACCTTTCATGCCTTCAACCAAACCTGCGTTTGCAGCAGGGTTGACAGTGGCATAACGGGGGCTCATGACAGCAGCGTTCTCGTTCAGCTTTTGCTGAGCTTGCAGCAGAACCAAAGAGGTGCTAGGGGTCGTGCCAGGGGTGCCAACCGAGTTACCAATGGTCTTATAAGCGTTGGCTACATCTGCATCAATAGAAGATGCCAGTTGGCTAATACGAGGCTTCAACACACGTTCTGCGAAATCATCCAATTGCATGGTGAGTTCGGCAGATGTGAAATTCACGCCGATGTGCTTTTGGTTAGCAACAGACAGGGTGGTGAATTGCTCGTTGTCGTCCTGAACTTGCAGAGCGGCACCGTCGGTAACCAGCGCGCGGTCAGGCAGGCGGATACGCAGGGTGGAACCGATCTTGGCACCTTCAACAGCAAAGCTGTCGTCGTACTGACGGTTAACGTTACGGGTAAGAACGAGGTTGTTTTCCAAGATCTCCAGGGCTTTCCTGGTGATCATGTCAATGGTAAGAATGCTATTTGCCATGGCAAATGTCCTTTAGAAGTGATTAACGGTTTTTTTGTGCTTCCAATTTGCGCATTTGGCGCTGTCTTTCTGCTTCAATCCATTGGCTCGTCGTCATAGTCTTAGTAGAACGCGGGTCAGTTGTATCGTAAGCAGGACTTCCCGTTGTGCGGGCAGTCACAGGCGTAATGGGCGATGGGGCGCTCGAAGTTTTCTTAACAGGTGGACTATCAACCAATTTGGCTTCAAGCCTACCAATCTCTTTTGCCTGCGCGTAAGGCGTCAAACGAGAAATGCGTTCAGCTTCTTTTGGGTTTGATCCCAAGAAGTAGGCAATGTCCGGGCCCACATCAGAATACTGAATTGCTTCTGCCATCACGGTTGTGACTGGAAGCTTTGGGTTGTATGCGACTTGTTCAAAGTCTTCATATTTCCCGCGAGCATCTTCCTCACGATCATGATAGGCACTGAGAACTTCTTGCTGTTGCCGTTGGCTTTCACGGCTACGAAGCAGCTCCTCGGCTTTGCGCATTGCCAATGCATCAGCATACGCTTCAACCGACTCAAACTGATCCGCAGGCGGGATATCCACCGGCATACGCGGCGCTTGAGCCTGAGACTCACGCTGCGCTTGTTCTCTTTCCCATTTGCGTTGCTCACGAGCAAGGCGTTTACCAATGGCTGCATCAAGCTCTTCTTGTGTGAAGGTCTTGCTTGCTTCCGCTGGCTTTTCTTCCGGCTGAATAACTTCAGTTTCTGGGGCTGCCGTAGCTTCCAGTTCTGGCGCGGGCACTTCCGCTGAGATTTGCACTTCTTCTGTCATGGTTGATTCCTGAGAATCCCTGGTGAAACGCACCAGTACGGGTT